ATAATACTTCATAGGCAACTTAGCATCTAACCAGCTAGTATTAACTACCTTTGGGTTAGACCCAGTAACGTCTATGAAGTATTATGCTGAAGCTATCTCTTATATTAAGGCATACAACTATCTCAAAGAGAAAGAAGTTATCCTTAAGAAAGACATAGAGCTTTCTAAGAATAAGAGAAATCCTAAAGCTGAAGCAGACTTAGAGAGAATAAGAGAGAAGATGGAAGATAACCCTATTTATGAGTTTGATAAGAAAGGACTTATTTCTGATATAGCAGAAGATATGCCTAAGACTGAAGAGCAACAAGACTTCATAGATAGAGCTATAGAGAACTCTCTAAATAAGGTAGGAGTACCACAAGCTTTCAGAGAAGCCTTTGATGTAGTTATGGTAAATGAAGGAACTACGTTACATAGTGCTTATGCTTCATTAGTTAAATATTCTGACCTAGTAGCTAGATATGCTTTATGGAAGCACATGAAGCTTACAGATAATCTAACACCTCAAGATATGTTTGACCTACTAGATAGAGCATTCATTAACTATACTCCAGCTCAGCATCCGATATTAAAGTATGCTAACGACATAGGTTTTGCTAGATTTACTAAGTATTGGATAAGAGCACAATCTCATATATCATCTGATCTACTAGGTAGTAGATTAGGAGCTACTATGCTTACACACGGAGCATTGAAGTTAATGGGAGTACCTATCTCTTCTCCTTTGAATGCCATATTCTTTAGGAAGTTTATGAACTATGATACAACCTTTGGAATACCAGGTGTAACAGATATAGACGAGATCTATGATGATTTAGCTGATGGTTTGATTATTACTAATCCATTAGTAGCATTGAAGAAATTGTTTTAGAAAATAACTCCCAGTCTTTAGCTGACGAAACGAGAAGACTGGGAGATTTACTCAGTGAGGCAGAATAAATGGTTGGTCATTATCTGACCATAATAGAGAGAAGGTGGAAAAACGTAAAGACCTTCTCTCATAAATAGGATCTCTATGAAAATGGAGTAACTATACCATCTTTATCTAAAGTAAGACTTAAATGGTTCATTCTCTCTCTAACTAGATCCTCAGATACACCTTTAGGTAAAAGTGTCATTATATGGCTAAGAGTTCTTTGCTCTTTAGGCATAACTTCACTACTAGCAATCATTAGCGTTTGATCTAAGAGATGATAGAGCAAAGACATATCAATACCTAAGTCAGACTCTAATTTCTTCTCTACGGGCTTGCTAGAGCCTTTAATGAGCTGTTCATATACTAGCCAAGAATATCCTGCAATATCTTTCCAGTGATCTGGTTCTAAAGTATCTCCACAAGATAGCCTAGCTAGCTTATGACATATCATATCGATAGCTTCTAAGACATAGCTAGGAGTTTTCTTAGAGATGTTCTTCTTAACTAGCTTCTTTAGCTCCTGAGCTAATTGACTATTAGTAGCAAAGTCTCCGTGAGTTTTACTTCTCTGGGATAGAGTTTCTTCTAGCTCAGTCATTGAACATCTTTCTCACAGAAGGCATAGCAGTAAATTTGATACGTTTCTTTGTCTTACTATGAGGTCTAACATCAAACCTACCAAATCCCTTGATACTAACTGTATTACCAGCATAGAGTTGTTCTAGGATAGTATCGCAAAAAGCTTCTATCAATACAGACATATCCTTTATGGCTATCTCTGGTAGATCAGCTTTCTCTTTAACTAGCTTAGCAAACTCGTATCTCTTGTTTAAAATCATAATTTCTCCTTTATGTAGTGTAAGATACCTAAAGCATCACTTCTACCATCTAGTAAGCCTTTACGCTTACCTAGAAGCTCTGCATTAGGATATATCTGTAGTATGGCTTGAGCTATCTCTTGCTTAGTAGCTTTATTAAGCCCTAGATGCTTTTGCCATTGTCTTGGTTGGACTAACTCATAGGGTATATCTAAAGCTTCAGCTATACCTATTAGCTCTCCAAACCTTTGTCCAAAGCTGAATGTAGAAGCTACACCTTGATTAGGCATAGAGTGAACTAACTCTATACCTAATAGTTGTAAAGGATAATCCTTAAGAGCTTCTATATAGCCTCTGATACCTTTAGCTTTATAATCCACGAATGTGAATACATTAGAGCTATGGAGTATCACTAATGCTCCATTAGCTCCTGGATCTATAGCACCTATCATTAGTCAGCAAAAGGGTTCTTAACTGCTGGAGCAGTCTCTTTAACTTTTACTTTATCAGCAGGAGTACCTTTCTTTCTAGCTTCTAGCCAAGCTTTGACTTCATCTTCAGTTAGGTTATTCTGATAAGTGCTCTCTGATGCCTTAGCTTCCTCTTTCTCGTATTGCTTACCATAGTTAGCTCCTGAGATAATCTCACTAGCTGTAGCCTTATCCTCTATTCTGAAGAAGTTAGCTATCTCAAACTTCTGTTTGATCTCGTCATTATAGACTGAATAGACAGCTCTAACTCTAACTATAACCTCTACACCAGAGAATTGATCTAGGACATCAAACTCTTTCTCTACTTGGTCTTTGCCTACTACGTGTTTCTGTTTAACTGGATCATAGATAGTATCAAATCCTGCTATTACACATAGCTTATTAAACAATGCTCTCTGGAAGTGTTCATTACCTTGATTGTCATCTAGTTTAAGACCATATAGAGTATTAGATGTACCTTTATAATCTACGTTAAAGTCTATGCTTCTAGCTCCGTGAGCATTAACATTTACTGCTGCGAAGTTAATCTTTACTGGATACATACCACTTTGTAGGATATATGATCCACCTGAGTCTTTTACTGCTTCTTGAGTTTTCTCTACGTTAAAAAATGCCATTGTTGTGTCTCCTTATAAAATATATTCTTCAGCTTCTGTTTTAGCTGATGTTAATTGATCTAGATATTTGTTAATATCAAACTCTGCCATAGGTACTTTTAGCTCATCTACCTTAGTAGTATCTTTACCTAGTATCTCTTTAAGAGTAGTCCTAGCTGGTAGTTTTAGAGCTTTAAGATAGACTATTAGCTTACCTGATGATTTCTCGATGAAGATAGAGTCATTTACTACTGAACTCCAACTACCGTGTTGAGCAAAGTTACCCTGAGCTGGGATAGTATGTGATCCAGTCTTCTCGTTGATAATCGTATGTCCTACTATTACTACTGATACTCCATTAGGTAGTAAGACATCTTCGATATAGGCATTAAATGCTGCTGTATCTAGGTTGTTTTGCTTATGGATATCAAAGCCATTGTATTTAACACTATTGTAGTATGCCATAGCAGCATACATCTGTGTAACAGTATCTATAACTATGAACTTAGGATACTTCTTAAACTTCTCTTTATAAGCTCCTATCTTCTCGTTAATGAAGTCAGTTACACTATTCATACCTCTGTAATCTTTAAAGTTAGCGTGAGGCACTGAGAAAGGATATTCTTTCCTATCGAAGTTAATTATCAGAGCATCTTTAATCTGACTTGTCAAAGTACTCTTACCACTAGCTTCATAACCGCTAACTAATAGCTTAATAGCTTTACTCATTTATTCTCCTCTCATATACGTTGAATATCTTATTTTTAAACTTAGGTTTAAGAACTAAGAAGACTATTTGCCAAGCAATGTCTTCAGTAGTTGCGGAACCTTCGTAAACTACTTCTAGAGAATGATCTAGAAACATATCTTCTACACTATTATCCTCTTTAGGATCTTCAATACTATAGATATCAAATATCATTTTTCAGCCTATAGTCTGAATATAGTAGATATGTTAGTTCTGGATACTTCTTACTAGCTAGATAGGTTTCTGCTATGAGCTTTAGATAATCCTCTATGAACTTCATATCCTCGTCAGTTATACAATGTGTGCAAGATATAACTTGAGCTGGATAGTCCTTCAAAGGCTTACCTGTCTTTTCACTTATCCTACCCACTATATTGTTAGTAATCCATACTATTCTCACTCTGTTAATATCTACACCTAGTTTCCTATAAATATAGGCATAAGTTAGTAATTGCCACTTATAGTTATTAGGTATATAACCTTCTTCGATACTTGTCTTAGACGTTGTTTTAAAGTCTATTAGAGTATCTCCTATTACTGCATCAGCTGTGCCTCCTACATACACACCTCCTTCTAGTTCTGTGATAATTGTCTCTTCACTTCTCTCTGGTATCCCAAATACCCTTAGATAATCGATAAGAGCTTGACCCATAGGGACGAATTGACTAGCTACATAATCTCTATCTACGTCAGGATTATCCTTCGTAGAGTCGATATAAGCATAGATCTCACTCTTATCTACCTTACTTGTCTTGATATAGCTTTCAGCTACTCTATGCACACAAGTGCCTAGCACTGAAGCTGTATTGCCTAAGAACATCTTATTGCCTAACACATTCTCTTGATACCATTCCCACTTCTTATCGTTGAACTTAGCTACACTAGAAGGGCTTATTCTAAAAGCTCCTTCTGGTAATAGACCTTCATAGTTCTCTTGATAGTTCATTGGCTTCATCTGTTTCTCCTTCCTCTAAACTGCTGTAGTAGTAATATGCCTCTTGCATAGGATCATCATAAGGTATTAGGTCTTCTAGAAACTTTATAGCTTGCATCTAGTATTACTCCTTTCCTAACACAATAGCCTAGCCTATACACCATAGCTACCACTGATTGTTCGGTTCTATTATGGGATACTATCCCTAGTAGATATGACAATTTCTTCTGTGATGGTGGTGTAGTAGGTTTAGCTGCTGCGTGAATAGCATTTAACTCAGTTTCACTCCAGAACCTATATGAATGATCTTGCTCATTATTAGTAAAGATATTTCTAACCTGTTTAGCTTCAATTATAGGCTGTATCTTTTCAGTTTCAATATCCTTAACTATGTTGCCTTTAGCTGTTTGCATTATAGTATTCTTAATTAAACTAATGCTAATAGCTAAGTCATCTAGCATCCTAGATACTTTCTCTAACATTGGTTTCATTTCTTGTCCTTTAAATATTTATAGTTTCTAGTCTCTCCTACATAAAGATGTGCTTTATATCTCATACGAGATATAGCCACATACATTAGTTTGAGAAACTCCTCTATACTAATAGGTCTGTTGTAGTTGTTATACTTAGTAGGCTTTCTAGTAAGTTGTTTAAATACGTCTGTAGCATCTATGAAGACTTCATCTAAGGTCATACCTTGAGCTTTATGGATAGTGCTAGCATAGATATGCTTAGGGTGCATATACTGATCAGATACTTGCCAGTAGCTATCAGGATTATCTCTAAGAGTAGTATCTAAGATACACTTCTCTTGCTTCTTATTCTTAGTTACCTTGAAGCTAAGAGTTTCTCCATCATTACTGATAGCTTGTATATACCATATACCATTAGTATCTTGATTAGCTTCATAGACTTCAACTATATCTCCATTCTTGGCATAGCCTATAGGTTTATCTAATACTAATAGATCTCCTACTGAATAGAGATCATCACTAGCTAATGCTCTGTTATAGCTATCTATACAGCTATTACTATAAGCTAGTATTCTTTTAGTTGAAGTGCAATCTAGATATGCCTTACAGAAGTCCTTATGTGAGCTGTAAAGCAAAATGTTCTCAGGTAAGCCTTCTCTAAAGTTAGGCATCTGTTTTGCCTTTATAGAGCTTCTAAGGCTCTCTAAATAGCTATGTAGAACTAAGTCATCAGCTGATTGTCTCATTTGCTCAGTAAGAGTGAACTCTACATCAGGTTTAATATCAGCTCTAAGACCTATCGCTGGTAACTGACATTCATCTCCTACTAATAAGATACGCTTATACGATCCATTTAAAGCCTTCTGATAGACTTTATTAGGTAGCATAGACATTTCATCTATTATTAAGAGATCTGCTTGTAGTGGCTCTCTAACATCGCTTAAATACTGTTCTATACCATTACGAACCATATTGAAGCCTAAAGCACTATGAGTTGTGTAAGCTTTAATGCCTATAGATGTCTGTAAGTTATTCTTAGCTTTATGTGTAGTAGCGGTAGCTAGAATACTACCTTTGTAGTCTTTGATTATCTGAGATACGCAGGTCGATTTACCACTACCAGCTATGCCTTTAAGAACAACAATTCTACCTTCGCT